GTCTTATTCCAGACCTGCTTTATAAACCGATAGAACTTGTTTTCCTGTTTCGGTACGGGGGGAGGGGCGTATTCTGGCATATCCGTCGGGTCGGCGGGCATGGGTGATTCAATCTGAGACTCCAGACTGTATCCTTCCGGGATGTTGATATCCACCCCGTCCACCTGTTCGAGTTTATAACCCTCTGGGATTTTTATTGTATTTTCGTCCATGTCTTCCCGTCGTTACTGCCGAGCTTGTCGTTACCGCTTCCAACAATGTACTTATACTGAGGTTTGGGCTTCACTGGATTGTTTACAGGGATATATTTGTTATCCGCAACCGTCTTATTGGCGACGGCGTCTTCATACATGCTGATAATGGATTCAGGGTCAATACTGAGCTTCAAGACCATACTTTCGGCCATCTGCTGTTTTTGTTCGTCCGTCGCGTCTTTGTTGGCGGCATACCACTTGTTCCAGTCTGCCTTGGCCTTGGCGATATACCAGTCAGAGGCTTGACGGCGTTTCAGAAGAAGTCTTGTAAATCCCTCAACCGACTTGTCTGTGCCGGGCATCATAAAATAAGACTGCATATCAAAGGACGGAATAGCGAGAGACTCGAACCGTTTGGCATTGTCCTTGTACGAAGCCTGATTGTAGAACTGATTGGAGACAAAGTGGGAACCCATTGTATTGATGTCGGCTTCTTCCTCTTTGCTGATAAGCCCGTTGGCCCTGGCAAGAATCGCGTCGGACATAATCGCGTTGGCCTCGGATTCACTGGTGGCCGTTTCAAACCGCTTGACCAAATCCAGATACGCCGCAGAACTGTACTTCTCAGGCTTGCGGCGTTCCAGTTCAGCATCCAGAGCGTTCTTCCACTTGGTTTCTTCCGTCAGCAAATCAGCCACTTTTTCCGGCGGGACATTGGGATTATTACGGAGTTCGTTAAAGGCCGTCGTGATATAGGTGTATTTCTGGGCCGGTGTATTCTCTGGATTGTTGATATATTCAGAGATGGACTTCGATATATTGCCTATGATAATGTCGTATTTACGGTTAGCATCTGCCCGATTGTGTTGCAGAAGGCTTGTGGCGTAGCTTTTGAGTTCCTGCCGGTTGGAAGCATCCGGCATAGTGTCATCAATGAACTGGCTTATATCTTCGATGGGAGTCTGTAATTCAGCCATAGCTGCCACCTCGTCCCGAACGATGTTAAGCTGGTTCTGATTGTATTCCTGAATACCCCTATCTTCTATGGTCTTTAATGCGGATTCGTATTCCTCTTTAGAGCCAAACCAGTCATTCCAGCGTTCATCCATCGCGGCTCGGGCCATCTCTGCCTGCTGATCATTCCCCTGTGAAATGGCTGTTTCGTAGGTGGACATCAGCATAGTCCGGTTCTGGCTGGCCGCTGTCTTGGCCCGCAAAGACCGCATTTTGATTGTCTGCATCTCGCCAAACTGCTTCATCTGCTGTTCGGCAAATTCTCTGGCTTGGGGGGACATGGTAGAAAGTATCTGACGTACCGCCCCGTTGGCCTTGTCGATTTCCTTGCGTACCAGCCCGTCCCATTGCGTCGTATCCTTGACGTTTTCATAGATACCATCAATGGACGCAGAGGCGGCTTGCAGAAAGTCATTGGCCTTGGCCATTTGCAGGCTGTCAATGTGGTTCTGGTATTTCTCGTCAAGACGTTTCTGGATTTGGGCCATCTGGTCGGCCACATCGGCCACCTGCCCCAATTCCTGCCCCAGATTACCCACCACCTGACCGGCCACATCGGAATACCTGAACGCCCCGGCATCTGCATAGACAGGCCGGTTTTCGGTGATTACCTGTGAACTATATCTTTGTAAAGCCATTATGGGAGTCCTTGGTCGGCAATCCAGTTATTTGCGATATCCAATTTTTTCTGCATGGACCCTGTTTGTGTCGGTGGCTTGTTCGCCGCGTTATACATCCCGGCCCTTGCAAGCCCACCGGCCAGCGTTCCACCCGCATTGACCATGCCCCATGTAAATGCCTTATTCCCCTCAGCCTTGGCAAATGCACCCTCAGCCCGTAGCAAAGAGGCTTGACTCTGGTAGTTCTGGTAGTCAATTAGCCCCTGAGTCAGTATTGCATTGCGGTCAAGGCCGAACTGATATGCCGTATCCGCAAGCACGTCAAGCGTAGAGGGGCTTTCGGCTATGGATATACCAGACTTAGAGGCTTTGGCAATATTGGCCGCCTGAACGATTCTGGACTGTCTGGCGAACTGCTGGGCCTTGGTCTTGGCCTGCTCTTTGGCAATACGGGCCTGACGCTCGGCTTGGGCGGCGTTGTATTTGGCAATCTTGTCCTGTGCCTTGCCCTGCGCCTTGGCTGTCTTGGCCTGCATCACCGCACCGGTTGTACCAGCTACAGTAGCCGCTATTAAGAGTGGGACTTCAAATCCTGACATTTTCTATATACCCTAAAAGTGTGCCCGGCTGATTCAAACGTCTCGTCCGTCCGATGGAATCCAAAATGCTCCGCAAACCGCTGACCGGCAGGGAAAGAGTCTTTCACGTAGGCGTAAAGTTTTTTCAGATCGAAAGACTCCTCGATTATCTTCTGGCCCTCTTTCAGTATCCGGATTAAATCTATCTTGTTCCTGCATATATCCTTCGTCAGTCTTAGCCAGACACAACCCTCATCTTCATTTGTAATTTTGATGCCACCAATGGCCAGTATCTTTTTCTTGTGGGTCAAAGTTAAATGAACCCCTGAGTTCTTTTTCACCCTGACCAGTTCCATTGGGGAAAGAGGCTCCACGCACTCGCCAATGCGGTCGTAGTCGGACTCTTTATACATCCTTAATTTCATTCTTCGTCCACGGAAAACGCATCCACCACACAGAGCACGGTAAAGGGGTAAGGTTCAATGTGCTTCAATAGCGTCTTGCCATCCGCGTCAAACCCGCCCTGCGTCTGGATGGTGGCATCCTTTGTTGCTGTTGAATACTCACAATAGAGAGCAGAGAGGTATTCCGTCCCATTGTAGATTGTTCCGGCATGGCCCAGCTTGGACTTGATATACCTGACTACGGTTTCGGCAATGCGTTTGATTCTGCCCTGTAACCCATTGACTGACGGGGCTTCCAGACGCATGGTGGTAATTTCCATCTTGTACCGCAGGCCTGCGACATAGCTTGTTACGTCTCTGGGTAGTGTGACAGAGCCGGTTTCATTGTCGTAAGTCCACCATGTTTCACCCGAGACAATATCCAACTGCTTTTCCAGTTTCGGCGAAGCGACAGCCCCGTCCCCGGCCAGATGTTCCATATTGCTGACGGTCGTGGAATTCAGCGACGGATCAACCTTTCGTACATACCCTTCACGGATTACACCGTTTGCCTGAATCGGTGCACCTCCGGGCGCACTGGATATTTTGAACGACCTGTATCTGGCAGAGACAACATAGTAGTTGCCTTTGAGCCAAGACACCCACACAAGGTCGTTGTCGACAAATCCGTGGTTCGGGATGTAGATAGACAGGTCAGCCATTAGGACGCGGCCACTCCAACACGATACACTTCAAGGAATGTACTTCCTGAACCCGGAACAACATCCACTGATGTGTCACCGGCAACGGTAATATACAATTGAAAATAATCAGTCGCAGAAGCAGAGTTTAAAAACGAGAATGGCAATGTGGCAGTAGTGCGGGTCGACCCATCATACGTATGGGTCATAACATTAGAATAAATAGGCGAACCATTTTTGTAAACAGATACAGTAATTTGAGCACCCGAGGCCACATTTGTCAGCATGACTTGCCCATTAACCACATATATCCCGTCTTTGTCCACGGTGATTTTATTGTTGGCTGTGTCGGTCAGGTTGTTATAGTCATAGTCATCTGTATCTATGGTCACCTTTTGGGCTGTTGTTGCATTGACTGCGGACTGCGCGGCTGTTGAGTACATCCTCGCACCAACAAGGACTATTTCGTGGGCACCGCCACTGTCGTGTTCGACCTCAAGGTACTCATTTAACCTTGTGCCCCAGACTCCATCACTTCCACCCGGTGTTGGCAAACTTGCCATAAACTAACCTCCATAAGAGTCTTTGTCATAGACTCCATTGCCGTATAATACATTCGCCGAGGCATACCCAATCGTTTTGACGAGATACTCACTGGCGGTTACAATCTTCGCACAATCCACATAGACCGCATCGTTTAAGCTGTCAAACTTCCTGTCGGCAAAGACCTCGACATACCTGACGTCGTCGTAAGTCCCATCGTAGATGTTGTATATCTTCCGCTTGACCACGACCCAGACGTTATCTTCTTTCTCGCCGGCAACGCAGTCGCCGCTTTCAAACTGAGCCTCAGAAGCGTTAAAATCCATGCCTGTATAGTATCTGCACCACGCGGCCACTTCTTCCTTTGGCTCATAGACAAACAGGGCCATCGAGCCATCTTCCCTGACGATGTAAAGAATTGACTCTGGCACACGCTGGCAAAACATCTGTACTGGTTTCGAGTCCATAATGTGAGAGGCAAGCAGGGTTGCATCGTCAGACTCGTACTTCTGGTAGGTATCCACATACCGCATGGCCCTGACCTTACTGCCCTGTCCCTGTATGTAGAAGACTGAGTTGTTCAGTAAAATGGGCTGAATCTTATAGCTTCCGTGAGAGGACTGGGCTCTGGAACGCACATCGTCCGGGGTAATCGGGTCGTCCGGATCGCTGGCAGAAATCTTGTATTCTTTCTTGGCCGTACCGACTAATAGATGTTCGTCTGACGAAAGCCATTGAATCTTGGACACATCACCGTCTTCTATTGTTATCGAAACAGCATCATTATCAAAATAGCCGCCGGTGAAATTTTCAAATTTGGACGAACGTGACCCCCAGCAGGTCTGAGGATTGCGGTCAGTCCCTGCCAGCCAGAGGCGGTTTTCGTGCATGGTGATTGCTTTTGGATATCCATTGACATAGCCAAAGGCACCCTCGGCCCATAATGCCGTGGAGTTATCCGTGGCCCCAGCCACAAAATATACATCACTTAATGTTTCGACGGTACAGACAGACGTAGAGGAGTGGGCTGTAATCTGCACCTCGCCGTCGTGCTTCTGGTTCATGGCCGTCAGTTTTCCGGTGACCGTATTAATACTTCTGGTCATCGTGTAAAACACATCATCGTCTTCTTCTGAGGACGAATAGAGTGTATCGGATGTGAACGATCTAAACTGTTGCCATTGGCCTATGCCCTGTTTTCGCCAGAGAATTGCACTCTGGTTGACGGCTATTACCACATCAAAAGCAAAGTCGCCCTTGATTCTTATGCCAGGACCCTTAGGCGTTGTATTGGTATCATTGTCAAACGTTGATAAAACGTTATCCGCCCTCGTGTGGGACAACCGCCAGCGTTGGCCGACATCATTTGCCGTTCCCAAGAACGGCGTATGGCCCGTGGCCGTCAGGGTCATCTTTATTCCGGCTGGGATGTAGTAGCCATTCTTGATGACGACATACACGTCCCCATTGTCCCAATTAGCACCATCGCTGAGTGTTGCGGTGATGTTATCCTTGCTGTTGGCCGTAATTGTACCGTGTTTGCCTTTGGTGATATTGTAAACTTCATATCCCACAAAGCCGTTTTCGGGCCAGTCTTGGCCGGTGTTTTCATCAGACAAAACAGCCTGATTGTCCCCCCCATTGTGGACACCGCCCGTCAGTTTAAATGTGAGGTCTTTGTCAGTATTTTCTTCCAGATACGGGCCACCCACAAAAGGAATGTCTTCAATTGTCCAATTGTCATCTGCAAGCCTCGATAGTTTTTGTGGATGATATTTCGGGTGGGTCAGATAGATTACATCGGCACTTTCGACAAAGTGGATGTCAAACAGGTCGTCTTCTTCGTAGGGGCTGACAATCTCGTAGATTTTGGCAACCGTACCGCCTCCACTGTAAGAGCTTGTATAGTTCCGGCTATCTGTGCCATTCAGGGTGAAACTGGTTGCATCAAACGTGGTAATCGTGTATTCTGTATATTGGTTCCCGGCATAGCTTAATCCGGGCAAACCTGTATGCGTAACACCCGTTATATTATAGAGTCTTACAACATCAAAGTCGGAATATCCATGTGCCGCAGAGGTGACAATCTTAACGGGACTCGAACCACTTAACACAATACCAGCCGCGTATAAATCCAGCGCGATATGCCCGGTCATTACTCTGTCGGGTACACGGTAGATTTTATACTTGTCGCCTTCGGTAAATACGCCGGTCGAAAGGGATGTTACCGTAAACGTGGTTGCGGTGTTTGAGGCGATAATCCCTCTTCCGCCAGTCGTAGTATTCTCTGCCCATAAACCGACTAATTCATTAATACCCCAAGACTGTGACAGGTCTGTCACTGTGGTGTTATCTGTAACACTGTTCTCACCCGTCGTATTGGGCCAGACGTTCCGGAAGAACCGGATATACTTATGCCCGAACTCCAGTACCATCGTATCTTCTGCCGAGAACTCAAAGCGTACAAGACGACACTTGCGGTCACTGTATTTGGTCGCCGCTACGTATCTTGTCCCCGGTCGCTTGGTCGCCCCACCCTGCGGCAGAGGGATGGCGTTGACCATCTGGGAACAGCCATTGTAGTACTTTGCTATGTCCGTCCGGCCATCCAAGAGGGGAGAGAGTTCTCCCGCATTGAAACTGTTCTTGATTAGTTTAGCCATTAGTAGCCGGATACGTACTGTTTGACTGATTCGCCCGAAAGCCCTGTGTACTGAAAGATGAAATACTTATACCCGCAGGTGTCCAGCAGGATACGCGAAGCAAAGTCCGCACCGCCTGTATTCACCTCTGCGATGGTCGTCGGCCAATAGCTTGTAGTCCCCGAAATCGAGTCCACATAGTACCGCAGGTCGGTCGAAACATACTCCAAGTTCGCCGAGGTGCATTCAAGCGTACCCGTCCATACAGGTACAATGTCGCCGTTGGTTCTCGCGGCGAATATCCAGCAGACACACGCCTGTCCAGCGGCACCCATTGTCCAACTGACTTCGATGGCGTTTATCTTCTCGTCTGCTATGAAGACATTGGTTGTTGGGATGTCGGCGTATTGCATCGTAGTCGCCGAGGCAGACAAGAGGGTATCGTCGGTAGATATCGCCGTGCCTGCATTCCAGACAAACCGGTTGGTTTCCAGCACAGCACCCATCAGGCAGGTCAGCACAATGACAATACCCAAAAGACTTGCAAATCGTTTCATTTTAGCTCCCATAACGTGATTCCCACCATAAACTTCTGAATAGTGTTTTCGGCTTGCCCTGCTGGGCATCGACTGACCTCGCCTTACGGAGTGTCAGGTTTTCGTATTTCTCCAAGAGCAATTGCATGTTCTTGGGGTTATTGGTGATCGGGACGACTAATTTAATGGCCAGCTTATGTGCCATTGCATCCAGAAATTGAGGACTCCACGAGGTAGTATCAGTATTGTAATAGATGTATTCGACATAGAGTACACTGTAATCTCCGGATTGAGTGGTGACATAAGAAGCATCGGTTGACCACGCGGTTGCGGTGAAGCCAGTATTGACCAGATAGGTCACGCCGCTGTACGAGATATACTGCCCGGCGGCATAGGTGTCACCCACGGTATAAGTCGCAGGAGACTGGGCCTTATTCGTCAAGATGTACCCATCTTCCACTTCCCAGTCTGTCCAGTCGTTATCCCCGTCGCCAATGCGCAGGAGTTTCATGCAGTCCGTCGGCAGGGCAAAGCGGTAATCGTAGCCAAACAGTGGGGCAGTGGAATCTTCCAGAAGTATCGCCCGTTTCTTGTGCTCGTTCCAGTTATGCTCTACCAGCGTCTCTTTCAGTGTCGAGACGTAGAATTTGTCACACAGCTTGTACTGTTTGGTCGTGGTCTGATTGGGAGCAATTTCCACCTCGCCAATCAGACCCAGAGCCAGATTGCAGACTGTGATTTGTTCGGCTGATAATGCCATGAAGACTCCGAAAGACTGGGGGCGAGAGGTCGTCCCGCCCCCTTAGTTATGTGCTTATTCCATCACATAGAACGTGGTCAACGTCAATGTGGTAGCGGCTGCAAGGTCTTCCGCATTGGTAAGCAGAATGCTCACAACAGAATCGGCGGTCAAGGCATCCTTGGCCACAGACTGTATGCACGGCAAAAGCTGAGCCGTGGCAGCCGTCATGTTGGTCAGGGCCGTGGTTGCAGTCGCGGCGGTCGAGCCGATTTTAATACCGCCCGTCGCGGCGGCACCGGCACCGGACTGCGAAAAATAAAACCCAAGAACCCTTGCGCCTTTCGGCACAACGCCCATATAGAGCGAGGTGGACGCGGCAACCGCCTCTCCGGCGGGAACTGTGTAATTGTCTGTTACAGACAACACAGGCTGCCCCCAGAGTTTCGTCACCAGATTGGAAAGCCCGCTTGCGGAATACTGCGTATAGCCTTCGCCTTTAACGTTAGTCAAAGCCATTTGTATTTTCTCCTGTTAAATTAGACAGCGGCACATTCAATGCACAGAACAAGGTCTTCGTGCATACGGATAGCATTACAGCCGAAATCGGCCTTAATCTGCCAAGCATCGCCGACCATATCAACGCGCTTGTCAATTGAAAAAGTCGGGGCCAGATGAGAAGCGAATTTCAGGCCGTCTTTGACCCAGCACCAGCATTTGTAAACATTGGTGTCGGAATCGATATCATTCAACGAACCCAGCGTAATCGCGTTGGTCAGAACAAAGTTCACACCCATCAACTGACGAATCTGGCGATTCATCAACGCCTTGATGTCGGACGTGTCGGAACTTTGCAGAACCGCATTTCTCCGAAGGTCTCGAAGCTGGCGGAACCCACAGGCCAGATACATCGGCGTGCCATCGGGGATACCGAGGTCGGCGAATTTCTGCTGGGCCAGAAGAATCTTTTCTTCCGTCAGGCCAGTCGAAGTCCCGCCTTTGTCGCCGTCAACCGTTGCGTCGTGAGGAATTGTGCGACCCGCAGCATTGTAAATCGCGGTGTTGTTAAATGTGTACGTGATGTCGCCGGGGTCTTTCCCGCCCTGCACCGGGGCATCCATAGCCTCGATGATGACATCGCGTTTCTTCCGTTCGATGAAATAAACCATCGATTGAATAAACGCCTGGGTCGGGTCGGACTGCATGGCGATATTGTCCTGCCGGTCAACCAGCTTCGGTTCGGGATAGAAATATCTTGGGAACAAAAACCGCCTGCGGAAGTCATTATTGCCGTGCGTGATGGTTTCAAACCGCGTTTTCTTTTCCTTGCCGGTCGAAACGCCGATGTCGTCAAACGCCATATACTCGCCTGACAACTGAATCATGTCCACAGTTCCCTCGAAGGGGTTTTTCATTTCCTGCGGAACCTGCATGTAGCCCGTTGTGTAGGACTTGATAAACATGTCAATATAATTGGGGCCAGCCATTGTTTTTTCTCCTAAGTCGTTTTGAATTGTTTGTTCACGTTGTCGCTTAGGTTGTCCTTACGGGCCGCTGCTTCATTTAACGTCTGATAGACGGTCAAGGTCAATAGGGCGTGGGCTTGTCTATTAACTATTGAACAACTCGATATACCGCTTAAAAACCGTTGCGTGTTCCGGGTGCATCCCGTTTTTAAACGCCTCGGACTCCATAATCTTGCGCAGTTCTTCCTGCTTTGAAATCGTGATATCCGAGGTCTTGGGCTTCAAAGTGTCTTCCGACAGTTTGCTGTTGAGCTTGGCAAGCATTTTGATGGTTGTCGGGTTATCGGCCAGTCCCAATGCTTCCAAATCTGCCAGAATCTCTAATTTCTCAGCCGTTGCTTTTGCCTTCTTAAAATTTTCTTCGTACTTTTCTTTCCATTCTGCCTTGAGTGCCTCAGCCGCTCTTTGCTTCGCTTCTGCCGCCTGTCTTTCTTCAGCCTCTATTGCCGACTGCATGGCTTCCATCTGGAAGTTCACCAAGTCATTGAATTGAGCCGCGGTGATGTTCTTGCTGTGGGCGAATTTCTTGAAATTGTTCAGGAGGTCTTCATTCAGTTCGACCTTGATATTCTCGCCCTTTTTGAACTCATACTTGTCTGGGCTTTCAGGGCGGCCCAGTTTGGTGTAAATCGTGTTGATGGCCGCGTCGTCAAGCTGGTCGGGGATGTTCAATTTGCTCTTAAAACCACCGGCAAATTTCTCCATCTCAGTGTAGGATTTCAACACTTTTCCAACATCATCAAACTGCTTGGCCTGCAACACAGGCTTAAAGTCGGCGGGTGCCGCCTCGATGTTGATTTTACCGTCTCCCGTTATCCAGCTTGTCGCTTGCGCGGGCTGGGCAGGTGCTGTGTCACTCATGTACTTTTCCTTTATTTATTTGTCGCTGGATGTAGAGGTAAACACTGCGTTCACCTTCCTTGTACGCGGTTATCATCGGTTCAGGGTCATTGACATTGAAACTGGTAATGTCAATATGGCACTGCTTGGCAAGGTCATCCAAGACCTGTTTGCCATAGTCCGATGTGAATGTCATGCGATAGGCAGTAGCCCGCTGTTTGTCTTTTAATTCGTGTTCGGTCATATCATGTCTGCCAGAGGTATACCCTGTACGTTCTTAATGGCCTGCGAACCCGTAGCGGCGATTTCCGCCATCTGTGCGGCTTGCCGGACTTGTTTGGCTTCGGCCCGCGATTCCTCAACATCTTGCTCGTCTCTGAGTACATCAGCAGGGACGCCGATGTTAATAGCCGATACCCTAAAGGCTTTGTCCATATCCATATTGTCGAGAACTGGATAGAACTGCTGGTAGGGACTCCATTTGGCAATGGTCAGTTCGATGGCCGAGGTCTGCATGTTGGACATCGCCAGGGCCAGTCTGCCCTGATAGGTAATGTCCACATTGACGCCAATCGGCTCAATCTGTTTACCCTCGACGAGAAGCTGATAGCAGTCCATAATCAGTGGGTCAAACTGTCCCTTTTGCAGACCTATAATCGGGGGGGCGAGCATCACCAGCTTTTCTTCCACCCGCTGAGAAGCCTCATAGGCCGTCATATTGTGATACTCAGCCAGAGCGTTAAACAGGTCGTTGAAGAACATATCGCTGACATTCTTGCGTTCCTGCTGAATAAGTTGGTCTGTCAGTTGAGCGTTAACACCGATCCTCATTGGTTCTGGTTTTGACGCGCCTGCACGATAGTATAGGTTCGACAGTGGGCCAATGACAGGCTGAGTAATTACGCTGTCGTCTTCCATCAAAATAGGAGGCAGTGCCTGCAGCTCTGACCCCATAACAAACGTGTACCGCATCTTGTTGAGCATCTTGATATCCGGCAGGGCGTCCATCGCTGGAGAACGCCCCATCAGTTCATCCGGAGATTGGTCAAAGCGGCCTATGCGGTAGGGGTTTCGCCTGAACCCACCTTCTTTAATCTTTTTCTCGCTCTGAATTTCGTAGTACTCAGAGACAAAGGGCATCCCCCGGTAGTCAGCCTTGTTGGTATCGTAGTCTTCGCGTGGGTACACACAGTGGACGCACTCGAACTTGTCAGCGAAGTTCTTGGCTTCGTATGCCTTTTTGACTTCTTTAGAGACGGCATCAAGACCAAACTCCTGTACCATCTGTCTGGCCGTCCAGAAAAACCTGCGAAAAACGGTATCAATCTGGCCCTTGGAGTTTTCCTCAAAGAAGATGTCGGCAATATGGTAGTTTCTGAACACCAGTTCAGTCCCAACCAGTTCGACCGAGATACACCCCGTCCCAAAGACACACAGGGAACGGATATTGGAAAACATTTCCCGCTGGAAATTCGACCGCCAGATGGCCGAGTGGACAGACTGCGTAGCCTTGCTTGCCCGGCGTGCGATGGTCATATCGCTGAGGAATCTTTCCTCTCTGGGCTTGAGGTCAAACCACTTGACACCCACGGGCATCAGGTAGGAGAAGATACCGCTCGTCATTCGCAAGGCTGCCTTAATCGCAGTCGAGTCGGCTATGTCCGTGGTTAACACCTGACCGTTGTCAGGCGTCTTAACGGATTTAACCATTGTGCGAGCGTTAGGCCATACGTACTTGCCTACTTCTTGGTATATGTTAAGCCACTCGCTTCTATCAGAAACGGCCTTACGATAACGTTCTAAGATGTTCATTCACCGAGCTTTCGTTTAAGGACAGACTTTATGCCAGCCAAGAGATTCGCGGCCCGGCCTGTGTTGGCCATCGACCTGCGTATCCGTTTCTTGACTTCTTCCTCGTCATCTGTGATGACCTGCGGCTCTTTAACCGCCACAGGTGTTTTAGGTGTTTTAGCACTTCCACCACCACTCATAATTAAGCCCTTAATTGTG